ATGAAATTTAGAATTTTATTTTTTATTTGCATTATAATATCATCAGTTGATATAGCTAGTGCGCAGAATCTTGTGACTAAAAAAACTTATTGGGATTGGGGGAATTCCCGTTTACATGAGTCTTTTACTGTAATTGCGGGTACTGGAACAAGACATGGTTCCTATAAGGAATACGACAGGAATGGAATGTTACTAATCTCCGCAAACTACAATCATGGAGCTTTACATGGATTATGTATCGAATATTTCGGAACACCCGAAAAATATATTTCTAAATCCACAAACTATCTAAATGGGAAAAAGAGCGGAGTGGAAAAGAATTATAATTTGGGAAGTAGTGGGCACTATCTTTTGGAAGAATGTATATATAAGGAAGATGAAATGATAGAGAAAACATCCTACTACACAGATGCCAAAAATAGAGGGCAAAAGAAAAGCCATGCAAAATTAGTAGGTGACAAACAATATAACACAAACTGGTTTCAAAACGGACAAACAGAATACAAAGGAATACTTCAAGTGACACCGGGAAACTATGGAAATATAACAACTCCAATTCAGTATACCAGATATAGCGAAACGGGCATATTAATTGAGAAACTAGATGATAATATCATTTCGTTTTATGCGGAAGATGGCAAAACTATCACACAAAAAGAGAACCTAAGCACAGATGTGATAGAATGTTATGATAATGGTGCTTTAACCAAATCTATAAAAGTTCTGAGAGAAGCAGGAAATGAATATTATGAGGTATCTTTATATAAAGATAACGAAGTATATTCTAAGAAGATAGTAGATCAAAATGGAAATGATGTGGAGCAATTAAGAAAAGAAAAGCTATTAGAACTTCAGTATGATTCCTTATATAACAAGCTGCAAGAAATTCTCCCTACAAAAGTTTCTATGAATATAAAAGAAATGGAGTTTGTTCGTCCTGACGTAGTATATTGTAGAAAAGGATTATATGAGAGTAGTGGAAAATCCTCGGCTTTAGAGACTGCGGTTAAAATGCATAAAAAAGAATTAGATGATGTTATTCGTCTACGCAATGAATATACGGAAAGAGGGATTAAAGAAAACGATGGGAAATATTATAAATCAATAAAATTGATAAGTGAATACATTGATAAAATCAGTCGAGACTTCATGCAGAAGTATGATACTTTATCTATGATGAAAAAAATAGTAGAACAGATTTCAGATGACTTACAATGCGTGGAATGTTCTTACACTTATTATAGAGGTCAACAAGGGTATAAAGATAATGCGCCCAAAATACACAAGAATGCTTACAATGCATATCTTGCAACAACTGAATACCTTACTTTAAGCTTGGAGGGTAAAAACTTGAGCGAGACGTTGGCTATACTCCAACAGTATGCAACTGTTAGTTCCAAAATGAGGAAATGGTATAGCAAGAAAATTACTCCTATTGAGAAATTATTAAAAAAAGCAGAGACTCCCGAAGCTCAATTGGATATTTTCTTGAATAATGATGTGGAATAAAAGTCATTTGTTTTTATGTAATGAAATATAAATCAATATATTACATACTAACCACGAATAAGAACCGCTATAATGTCAAGTTGTGGCGGTTTCTTTTTTTTCGAGAGTTACGTCGTAAAATGACGTATATGTCTTAGTTACTTTGCTCACACTAAGACTAAATAAGAAAAAGAATATGAAAAAATTGGGTATATTCAAATATGAGTATGTAGGTGAGAGAGCCATACAATCTGGATTTCCAGAATTGGATAAAGTAACATTCGGGTGGAAGAATGGAGAATTGATTGTAATTGGAGCACGTCCGGCAATGGGAAAGACAGCGTTTGGAATATCTATGATACGAAATATCGCTATTCTTAATAGAATTCCAGTAGCTTTCTTCAGTCTTGAAATGTCAAGTTTACAATTTATGAACAGATTCCTATCAAATGTGAGTAGTGTGGAATTAAACCGGGCTGAATTGTACAGCAAGCAAGAACATCGTTTTTTAGATGATGCAGAAAAAAATATTGAGGATGCTCCTGTCTTTCTGGATGATACTCCTTCGTTATCTGTACATGAGCTTCGTACGAGAGCCTCTCGTCTTGTACGGGAACATCAGATTAAGTTAATCATTGTGGATTATCTTCAATTAATGAATGCCAGTGGACTGATTTTTGATAGCCACAAAGACGAAATAGGTGTGATAACTCGTTCTCTTAAAGCACTTGCCAAAGAGTTGAATATCCCTATCATTGCTTTTTCGCAGTTAAATCGCTCTGTAGAAAACCGTGAAGGTATTGAGGGGAAACGTCCTCAATTAAGCGACCTCCGAGATTCAGGGAGTATTGAGCAAGATGCGGACATGATTTGTTTTATCCACCGTCCTGAATATTATAAAATATTCCAAGATGACAAGGGTAACGATTTACATGGTATGGCTGAAATTATTGTTGCCAAAAATCGTGATGGGAAAACGGGAGATGCTCGACTAAAATTCTTGGGTGCAATATCACGCTTTCAGAATATAGATGAAGAATCCAAGCTATAATCATTTCGCATGAAAGAGAGGCATTTTAAATTCAAGCTAATCAAAGGTGATGAAAGCATCATCCTAACGTTGAATTGCTCTGAGTTGTCAATTAATACAATTCACCAACTAACAGATAACCCCATAAAATTAGAGGCAGGCAAAGAATGTAAATTGTTATTTATTGGAAATATAGATTGTAGCTTAGAGCTTGAAGATATATATAACCTCGCAAGTTTTATACAGTCATTTGTGGGTAAAACTTTGGTGTGGGATATTATAAATGAATCTCCTAAATTAGATGAACCGAAAGATTTAAACGGGTATTTAATAGTTACATAGGGCTAAGAGGTTGTTAAAGTTGTGAATCCTCTTACTTTATGTAATATAACGTTTAAATTGTGTCTGACTTACACATTATCGCACAATTACAATATATTAAAAGTCTTGTAATGAAAGGTTTGGCGGCATGATCGTGCAATCGTGCCGATTGTGTACTTTACTATCTCGTTAAGTTATAGAATAAATCCTTATATTCTTGCTCTATGATTTTAAACTCAACAAACTTGAAGTTTGGAGTAGATAGAATCTCTCCTTTGTAGTTTGATAGTTCTTCAGAGGTATAGTGTAAAAACTCATGATAGAGCATTACATTGTCTACGCTGTCAATTTGCTCTCGTTCCTGTTCGTTAGGAAGTTCGCCAAGAAACATGCCGTATACCATATTTTGTAACTTAGATTCTGCTTGTAAATATACTTCTAAATGCTTTTTGAGTGGTCTTGTGATGTCTGATAGATATGCCTCACTCGCATCATGTAGCAACAAAGCTAACGCAACTTTGTTGCTATATCCACGGGCAATAGCTTCTTTGCAACAAGCGATACAATGTTGTGCGACTGAATAAAATTCGGGGAAATGTCCGTTTGCCCTTGTCATTAGCGATAAAGCGTGTGCTATATCATCAATACGAATATCCTCTTCCTTTGGGTTGAGAGGCGAGAATTTAACTCCTGAATAAGTGGTAATATGGTCTGACATAATCAATGTTGTATGAGTGTAATATTCTGTCTAACTAATATGCTGTTGATAATAAACAAGCCATTCATTTATCAATAGAAGAAGGGTATGGTTATTATCAGCAATATGTGTGCAAAGATACTATTTTAAGACTGAAACACCACAGTCAAGTTCCCCCGAATTACAGACTTGCAATAATAGAGTTGAGCATATTTTCGGCTTTCTGGTCATATTTTCGGCTAGACAAATGGTATTCAAGATCATCAAGCCCGTTTATTTTCTCAATTATAGATAGCAAGGTTCTTAAATCTTTGAAATCTATCTCTTTGCGTTGGCTATTGTTACAGTTGATATATCTATCAAATTTAGATGAAAACAAGTAAATCGGAGACATGACATTAATACCTCCTGCCGAATGAGTAAATTGCTTATTATTGTAGTCACAATCTATAAGTATATCGACATCTGCCTTAACATAGCTTGATTCTAAGGTAATCATGTAGTCGGAATCCTCTATTATATCAAACCTGAAACTATCCCTGATATACTCTATAAACTCATTTGTATTTTGTTGATTGTCAAATGAAGCCCAAAAGTCGAAATCATTGTTAGACCTACTTCTCCAAAATGGAACAGAATGATAGTTACATAGCAAGTCTATTGCGGTTCCACCTATCAGATACAATCCATAGTTTGAAGTTATTTTTGCAATATCAATATCGAATACTGTATATTGTTCAAAAATAGCTTTCTGCCTGTTCTCGTCTGATAGTCTAACCATTATCCGGCATTGTTCTCGTCTTTTTTCTTTTTGCCTCTTTTCTTCCGATTCAAGAGAAAATTTAAGTAGATGCTGGGCTTAAAGAATGCTACTTTTTTGGCTGGAATATCAATCGGTACAAATGTAGCCGGATTCATCCCTTTTCTCGCTGATTTCTGCTTGACTGAAAATGAGCCGAAGCCGATAATGATAACTCTTCCGTTCCGCTTCATTTCTTCGGTAATGGTTTCAATGACTGCATCCAGTGCCTTTCTTGACTCTGTTTTGTTTAATCCTGTTTTTGCTACTACTGCGTTAGTTAGTTCTTTCTTGTTCATACTGTTATTATATTAATGTGATTGATTCTCAAATAGTTGATTTTCAAGGGTTGTTCCGTCTGTAAAAATATGACGAAGCGTCATTAGCTATGACGAGGTGTCAAGTCATATTGGTAAAGGCGGATTTAAACGCTGACTTTCGTAAATGAAGCCTCTATTTCTTTCAATTTGAATAGATTACGCTTATTCATCTTATAGCAATTAATGATACCCAAATTGACGCACCGATACAAGGTTGAACGAGAAATATGTAAGTAACTGCATACTTCGTCATTTGTGAGATATGCCTCTCTTTCCATCTTGTTCTTGACTTTGACTTTAGGATTGACTAATTCTTCTCTAACTATCTCCCTAATAACTGTACTCAGTGATACAATGAATGAAGTCTGATCGCTGATAAAGGTAATTTCTTGTTTCATATTCTATTAATTTTGATGTTAAACAGAATTTGTATTTCAAGAATCGTTCCTTTGGTACTTGTAAAAGCCTGATGGTTGAAGTGATTTGTGAAAAGTGGGACTGGAATTTTATGACAAAGTTTCTATTCCTTTTGCTGTGGAGAATAACAGATAGAGAAAGACTATTAACTTTAGTATAATGATCTTGTTTCTACTATTGCATTAGTTAATTCTTAATTGCTCAAACTGTTACTGTATTAGTGTGATTGATTATCGGATGAATTTCAAGAGTAGTTGCGTTTATGGAGATATGACGAAGCGTTATAAGTCGATTGCAGAGACTATGACTCTTGTGTGTTGATTGCGATGATGCATCAGGATAAACTAGTATGTCTTTAGTCTAATATGTTAAAATATAGTTAAACAGGATAGACTAATATGAAAATTTAATAGTAGATGTTTGGATTTTCACTATTATTGTTCTGAAAATCTAAATTTATATTTTATATTTGCAATAGTTTAATAAAAGAAGAAATGACTTTATTAGGAGAATATTTATTCGGGAAATCTGTTAATAAGGCTGATATATCTCGCAAAACGGGTATCAGTAAATCTCGGTTGAGTGAGTTAAGTAGAAAAGAATCAGCGAAATTAAAAGCTGATGAGATCTATTTGATAGCGTTAGCTATTGATGTGCCTCCAGAAGAAATCCTTTATAAAGTATGTGGTCATCTCAAATTATGTAAAGTGAAATGAAAAAAAAACTTTCTTACATTGATATATTTGCTGGATGTGGAGGGCTCTCTTTGGGACTTCACAATGCAGGATGGCAAGGATTATTCGCTATAGAAAAAAGTCCTGATGCATTTAAGACGTTAGAATATAATTTAATAAAGAAAGTAAATCATTTTTCTTGGCCAAATTGGCTTCCTCAAACTCATCATGATATAAATATTGTCCTTAAACAATACAAACAGGAATTGTTAAAACTTCAAAGGAAAGTTGATCTTGTCGCAGGAGGACCACCTTGTCAGGGGTTCTCTATGGCTGGTAGAAGAAAGGAAAATGATATACGTAATAACTTGATAAAATCTTATATTCGCTTTATTAAAACAATTCAGCCAAAAATAATTTTCTTTGAGAATGTAAAAGGATTTACTTTAGAATTTAAAAAGAACAAAGATAAGGGAAAAGAATACTCTTCATATGTTGAGCGTGCTCTAAATAGAGCTGGCTATCATGTTAAAGGTGAATTAGTCAATTTTGGCGATTATGGAATACCTCAGAAAAGAACTCGTTTCATATTAGTTGGAATAAGAAAGGATATTCCCAATAGCTCAAAAGATGTTGTTAATCAATTCTTTTCTTTAATCAGAGAGAATAGATATTCTTTTTTATCAAGTAAAAATTTGAGTATAGAAACGACTTTAGGAGATGCCATATCTGATTTATTAAGAGGAAATGGTGAAATAGAATCTCCTGATAGCAAGTCGTTTAAAGCCGGAATTTATTCTGGTATTAGAACATCGTATCAACAATTAATGCGTGTGGGAATAGATCAAGATATTCCAGACAGCCATCGTTTTCCTCGTCATAGGCCTGATATCGTTGATAAATTTCGTGTTATTTTGAATACTTGTAGAAAAAATAAGGATATTGATTTGCGTACCAGAGAGCATTTTAATATTAAAAAGCACACCATAATCCCGTTGGATGCAAAAGCAAAAAGCCCTACAATAACAACTCTTCCTGATGATTATATACATTATTCGGAACCTCGGATTTTGACAGTAAGAGAATATGCCAGAATTCAATCATTTCCTGACTGGTATGCTTTTCAAGGGAAATATACAACTGGAGGAAAGCAAAGAACTAAGGAAGTACCTCGTTATACTCAAATTGGAAATGCTATTCCTCCTCTGTTTGGAGAACAAGTTGGACTGATTTTAAAAAAACTTATAAATGGATAATGGCATATTAACTTTTGATATAAAGACAGGAATGAAAAATATCATCGGTAGGGATTTAATAACCGATGATTTTATTGCAATATATGAGCTTGTTAAGAACTCATATGATGCTTATGCGAGCTATGTCCAAATAACTTTTGATGATGATGAAATCGTTATAGCAGATAATGGAAAAGGGATGTCAAAATCTGATCTTGTAGAAAAATGGTTTGCTGTAGCATATTCTGCAAAAAAAGATGGTACGGAAGATGACGAAGCTAGACGTGAATCTAAACATCTTAATAATCTAAAATCAAGAAGATTTTATGCAGGTGCCAAAGGAGTTGGTCGTTTCTCATGTGATAGATTGGGAGATGAATTAACCCTAAAAACTTCAAAATATGATGGGACACAAGCATATTCTCTTGAGATAAACTGGTCTGATTTTGAAAAGGATGCAAAACAAAGCTTTAATTCAGTAGAAATCCCTTATACAGAAATACATCAGAATTGTATGTTTCCCCAAGGTAAAAATCATGGAACTATTCTTAAGATTAGACGTTTGAATTCCAAATGGACAGAGAACAGGTTAATTGATTTAAAACGCTCTCTTGAAAAATTGATTAACCCATTTAGTAATGATATTGCTTTTCAAATAGAAATCTTAGCTCCTTCTTTTGTCAATTCTGATAATGAAAAAATACGATTAGGTGAAAAGTCAAAAGTAATAAATGGGCTTATTTCAAATGGTATTTTAAAAGTTCTCGATTTGAAGACCACCCAAATAAGCGTAATTATTGAAGATCGATTAATTTCAACAAAAATAATTGATAGAGGTAACTTAATCTATCATATAGAGGAACCCAATATTGATAAAGATATTATTGATGATTTAAATATCAATTTATATTTTCTTAATAGAAGTGCGAAAATTAATTTTGGAAAATTGATGGATATTGAACCTGTCAATTATGGAAATGTTTTTTTATTTAAAAATGGCTTTAGGGTACAGCCGTATGGCGATGTTGGGGATGATAGTTGGAAAATTGACAATAGAAAGCAGCAAGGATATAATCGTTTTTTGGGAACAAGAGATTTGTTTGGAAAAGTTGAACTTATAACAGAAAATTACCAAGAATTTAAAGAAGTTTCTAGTCGAGACGGAGGTTTGGTTGAAACTTTAGGTAAAATTAAGTTATTTTCTCTCTTTTATGAAAAGGCTTTAAAACGGTTGGAAAGATATGTGGTTGGAGTATTATGGGGAGAAGGATTCATACGACGTAATTATTTTTTTGATACTAATATCGCTCAAAAATATAGAAATGAGCTTGATGAAGATAAAGACAAAGATTCATATGAGGATATTGTTAAAAATATTGGTAGTAAAATAGATTTCGTTAATCTTATCAAAACATTGTCTGATGATGACGGTGTGAAAATTATATATTGCAATAAGGATCTTCTTAATTTGGTGAATGAAAAACTTGATGTAGTTCAGCCTAAATTTTTTGCAGAACTTGAGAAAATTGCAGAGAAAACTAGTGATAATGATTTGCTTAATCAAATAAAATTAACAGAAGATAACTTTGATAGGATAGTAAAAGAGAAAGAGGATGCCTTGTTGAGAGAGGAAGAGGAGAGGAAGAGGAGAATAGAGGCGGAGAAAAAAGCAGAAGAAGAACAATTAAGGAGGATTGCTGCTGAAAAGAAACAAAAAGAAGAAGAAGAAAGAAGAAGAATTGCAGAACTAGAAGCGGAAAGAAAAGAGAAGGAGAAAATATTAGCCGAATTGGCTCAATTGAAAGCTGAGAAAAAGGCAAAAGAAGAAGAAGAGAAAAACAAAGATCTTTCTGACAAATTAAGTATTGAATCGAAGAAAAATCAATATTTGAATGCAACTCGAAAAACATTGAGTGATGATGCAGAGCAATTAGTACACTCTATTGATTTGTACGTTGGAAATGCATCAACATATGTAAATGCATTATTAGCCTCTAATACTTTAGATAGAGAGACGAAAGATAAAGTGTATTCTATAAAGAATAATATTGATAGAGCATTGAAGGTGTCTCAAATAATTATCAAATCAAATTTTGATTATAAGCATATTAATCAAAGAGTTAATATTCCTATTTATATGAAAGAATATTTGGAGGATATAGCGTTATCTCGAAAAGATCTTGATATTAAGATTGGCGAGGTAATTAATAAATATGCATTGATTAATCCTATAGATCTTGATATTATCTTGGATAATCTTATATCTAATTCTGTAAAAGCAAAAGCAAAAAAAGTTCTTGTTGAGTTTGGGCTTGTGGATAATAAATTGGAAATTTGTTACTATGATGATGGTATTGGAATGCCCGAAAAGCTAGTCAACAATCCTGATGCTATTTTTGAATTAGGAGTACGTGAGTCGAGTGAGAAAGGCTCTGGAATAGGTATGTATGATGTGAAAAAGAGAATAAACAACATAAAAGGCACTATAAGTTTTATAGGAAATAAGATGAAACTTACGGGTGCTGGTTTTAAAATTCAAATTTAGTAATGAGTTCAAATCAGCCGTTATCTTTAAATTATCTGGTATTTGATGATGATAATGATGCAGAAAGTCAATATCGTTCAAATATTACAGTTCCATCGTATAACTGTAATTTAATTTTTATTAATCCTACAGAGTTTTACGATGCTGAGTCAAATCTTTTTAATGGGGACCAGTTTATTTCTGAAATTCAAAAAAAGACTCAAGGTATAAATATTAATCTTGTTATTTCAGACTGGAATATTCTTCCTGCTAATGAAGATGGGTTTCAAGGGATAGTGGGGTGGGATATTATTGAATATGTGATTAAAGCAAAAAACAAACTTAAAACTCGATCTTTTTTGATTTACTCAGCTGATTTAAATAAGGCATCTCAGTACATTATTGATAAAATAAAAAAAGATATTGAGAAAAATGATCTCATAACATCTTTGAATTTTATTAGTAGCATATTAGAGATAAGACTAAAATTCTGTAAAAGAGATGAACAAAGATTTTCAGAAGTGGTAACTTTGTTGAAATTATCTAATACTATTTCAAATATAGTGCTAGATTCAGTTTTGAACTTTGATAAAAACACTATTGTAAAAACAGGAAATAAACATTTTGATGGAAAGAAAATTTTTGAATTGGTAAACGAACATCCAGATGTTCAAGGACTTAAATTTATTAGAGAATTTATAGAATTATCCATTGCTAATTACAGTGAGTTGAATGCATAAATATAGGGAAATATTAATATTACATCCAATAGATAATTCCACTAAATTTCTGGAACCGTTTAAAGATAGTTTCGGGGTAAATTATTATGGTTTTAATTCTGATACAATTTATGATGTAAAAGCTAAATTAGGGGATTTGGAACCTAAAAGTTTGATAGTCTTCATTGGTCATGGTAGTAGTAGCGGATTGTATGAACCAGATGAACGGCATATTTATGAAAAGTATTTTTTGGATGAGATGTGGGCAAATCATTATTTTGAAGATCATGATGTTATATTGTTATGTTGTAGATCAAATGAATTTATGAGAAAAATTAATAAAGCGTCATGCTTGATTGGATTTGGAAATATAATTAGTTCTAAACGGGAGCTTGATGTGCATAATGAAAATACTGAGATCAAGAAAAATCTATCGGAAGAAGAAATAGGTCTTTTTAATTCTTATTTCGTCAATTCGATAATTAAAACCATAAAGCTTCTTGAAGACGGAAAAATAGCATTTAAAGACGTGCGCAAATATATTTCTTTTTTTATTAATAAATGTATCGTGAATGTTTTAAAAGATAAGACCAATTGCAACAGAGTAGAATTAGCTCGGTTATTATTTGAATTTAGAGACGAAATAAAATATCAAAATAATGTCGAACTATTTGGTATTTAAATGTGAATTTGTGGGTCTCAATCTGGGTCTCAATTTCTCAACACAATGTAATACAATGTGCAACAATAACAACCAATCATCGTTTTTCTCAAATGAATTAGGTGCGTCATATTGTGTCGTAATGTCAAGTGTAGTAGGGAATTTAGCGACCGCCAGGAACCTCAAGTAAAGCTCCGAAACTACTGATAATAAAGGGTTTCGGAGCTTCTTTATTTTTAGGGGTCGCAAATAGGGGCGGCAAATGATTATTTTGTAAGTGGCAGATAACTTGATTCTTATATTTTATACAAGTAATGTTCGCAACCTACTTCCTTGATTATATCAATCCATTTTTTTTCATTAGTCCAATACTTATCTCCTCTTCTTACATATGCTAAATTGAATAAATCATATAAATCATTTCTTTGCCAAATAGTTTCTCCCGTCTCCAACTTTTTAAAATATTTATCCATTACTAATATTAGTAACTCGTAATCTTTTAGTGGAAGTTTTTTGAGATTGAATTTGCCTTCGGTTGCTTGTCGAGCCATAAAATCTATAAAGTGAACTATGAGAAACCATGTCTCTTTTCGCCTATGCTTTTCGTAGTTTTTTATTCTCTCCTTACATTCAAGTGCCGTATTATTAAAATTTGACTTAACCTCGTCAAGACCCTCTTTAGTTTCTTTAATATGCTTTTGAAAATTTTCTTTTTGGTTTTCATCAATAAAATAACCATTTGCAATTTTTTGAGTAAAATTTAGCATATCTTGAGTATGACGAGTTATATATGGCTTATATCCCTTATTTGACTTATTGATTAGGTGCTTTAAAGGCTCATCGATAATCATTCTTTTTGAACATAGCATAACTTTCCTAATAGTATTCATTACCTTCTCGGGATTACTATGAATCCTTCCTGTATTTGATAACTCCCACAAATTATTATATATAGGATATAATCCACTTTTAACTTTATTAAATAACTCTTCATCATCTGCTAAAGCATACCAAATATTTGTATCCACAATAACACGAGGTACAAATATTTTCTTTTTGTATCGTTTGCGTTTTAAATGAAGTCTCTTTTTATTGAAAGCCCATTTTTTATAATTCAAATTTTTATTCATCTTATTTTTATTATCTAATTTTCACCCTTATTTTCGATTTACAGCATTTATTTACTGACAGCGAAGCCGAATATATTAGAAGAAATAAAGTCTAAAATTAAGCATTTAAAAGATTGGGGTGAATAAATCGGCTCAAAAGTTTTCCACTTCCTTGCCTAAGGCTTCGTTCCCACTCAGCCTTAGAAATACGCCCAACCTGCAATAAAATAAATGCCCTATAAAGCCAACTTCACATTTCGGTGCTCCTACTATCGTTTACCGACAGAAAAACTTAACGAAGGGCAAACAATATACTGTATCCTCGAATTATAAGTCTTTGCGTTTAGATTGCCACAGAATTTATATATTATCTGGGCAGGGCTTTGTATTTCAACTCCGATTATAGAAACTTATATTTGTACTTCTTTGCGTTTCTCAGTTATTCCGCTGCGTATTACGGCTGATATGCTCCATTCGCAATAGCACCCAATTATATAGGGGTTGTTCTGTACATTCCCTATTACGCTTCGTTTGTATATGCGCAAAGAGGGTTTGTTATTCACAATACAAGATACAATTGTACAAAGTCAGCCAATAATATTAGGCTTTCCCAATATAGGGGTTCTTTTATTCTACATATCTCAATATATACTTTCTTATACTCTATACCTTACTTTTCCTGTTTATTAAGAAGAGAGAAGACTACTTTCCGCCCAAAATGCTTGATAATTCAGCGAATTCAATCTTTTCATCCTTACTTTTCCTAAACAGGCTTTTCATTATATCGTGATTGAAAGTTTCAAAATTATAATCTTCTACCGAAGCATATTTTTTCAAAATTGTAACTATATCTTTGAAGGCATCACTTTTTGCAGAAATTTTACTTCTTGGCTTTTTGGCTCGTTCGATACACTCTGCCCGATACTCTTCCAAAAACGTTTCATATCCAAAATTTTCCAATCCCAAAATAATATGTCTTTCTTTTGGAGTTAGTTTTTCTTCTTGGTAGCTCAATTTATTGAAGATTACAAACCGTTTGATTTCTCTAACAAAAAAACGGTATAGGTCTGAATAATTATCTAATAAGTCTCCGAGATTTTGGATATGCTTCATTTTGTGATGGTTGAATGCGTTTTGGTCGTCTAAAGTAAATTCAATCCGCAAAAAATCATTTCCTTTATCTTGCATTATTTTGAAAGCCATTCTTCTCTTTTCTTGCTTTATTATAGAAGATTTATCCGCAATCTCTTTAGGCTTAGCGTATAGTTTAGCACTCTTTTCAGACCCAATGAAATATAATGTACCTTCGTCTATTCTATTCGCATAACGTTTGAAATGAGCATAGTCCACTACCATTGGCAATATGTCTATTGCATGAATGCTAACACTAATATTTAATCCGATTTCACATTGAGTTATTTGCCCTTGTCTTAATTCGTCAAAGGGGACATTTAACTCCTTTGCAATATTCCGCAAAGCCTTCTCGAATGATTTTTGGGTTAAATCAAGCAGGGTTGCATTATTGAAATTCCATTTGCGAATACTCCCCTCAATGGTTACGTTCTTATTCTTAGTCTTCTTTGCTTGAGAAACACTTAAATCATGCTTGTCAAGCTCCGTTCCATTACGAAGAACAAAATTGTCATATTGTTTCCTGTCGGGAAAATCAATAAATTCTTTCTTGGTAATATTCTTACAATTTTCAAAATTCCCAGAGAAATCCTTTAATGTAATTCTTATTTTATCTACCATACTTCTTTGGATTGTTAGCCCAAAGATACAAATTTATAGAGTAGCCAATCTCTCAAGCATCACTTTATAGTACAAATCTGAATAAAATTCATTCCAAACGTCTCCGATGGATATATTTCGGCAACCGTTTATACTTTTGAGGTCGGGGCGATGAACCATAGAGAACATTATTTTTTCGTCCGAACTAAATGCATTCAACTTTTCTATTTTCTTGATAACCAAATTTATATCGGTAGTACTTGAAACTTGGGCGGCAACTATCTTATTATGGCTATTTGCCCCCAATATATCAACATCGGCATAATTTCCGCCTGTCCTTATTATTTGATAGCAGATTTGATGCGATTCATTTGCGAATCGGGAACGTAACCATTCAGTACACATTACTTCAATCGCTGAATCAGTCATTAAAGATAAATCTAACGGATATTTAACTCCGTAATAAATGCCGTAGATAGCACTTTTTCTCTGGTTTACAGCACTAATGGTTACTTGCTGCGGAATTATACTTTTTAGAATCGGATAAGTCCTTAAATCAATGCTATTAAATTCTTCGCTCCAATTCGGAGTACAATAAACGCTTTTCATCTTTAAGCAATACAACTTAAATCCGTCTCCTTCCTTGCAAAACATTTCTGAATCCTTCTTTATCAAGCCTATTTTAGGATTCTTTCCAAGATAAGAAGCTATAATAATCACATCTTGCTCTTTGGCTAAATCTGCAAGGCTTACAAAACGCTGAATATATGGCAACTTATTGTTATATGCAGGATTATTGCCGTTTATCAAATCGTTGAAATAATCTCGGTCTGCCGTTTCTTCATCTTGAATACAAATAGAGATAATATTATTCTCGTACAAATATTCTAATTCGGAAGCCGATTTATCGGTATAGTTGCAACGAACTAAATAGATAGGTTCTTCAAATAGAGGTTCATCCAGCCAAAGAACTCGGATTATTTTTTCAGCAAACTCATAAAGTCGTTCTTTTCTTAGTTCCGCATTTGCTTTTAATAATTCGTGATCTTCAATCGGAAGGAATTTCTTTATAAGCACATTTGATATTTGCGTTGCCGGCATTTGCAACGAAGGTAGCCAATATCGGATATAGTTATTCCGAATATCGGGAATCAAAACAAATTTGAACCAAGAATATAGCGCAACATATTCCCATTGAGGTTGAGAAGTTTCTATTTTATCTCTTTCTTGTAGTTGTTTACTTATATCTTCTTCCAAATCAATGTTCATAACAGAGCTTAGAGTGAAATAATTGGGAGAGTTCTCAATATACGCAATCAGCAAATCTCTGATAGCGAACCTTTCTTTTATTGCAATAATAAATGCATTTGTCGCATCTTGCAGCTTTTTAGGCTCGTTTTCTTCATTATAGAAAATTTTTATCAGATTCTTGATTTTGGGCGAACAAGAGCCTTTTTCGCTTATTACATCTAAGATTGTACGAGAATATAAATTGAGAGTATCAATTATTTCATTCTTTCTTACCTTATCCGTTGCAGCATCTTTTCCTTGCAAATAACAATCCACCACCTCTTTAAGATTGTAGCCTGCGTTTATAATCTTCGCAAGAACTTCTATTCTCGTTTCTACTCCAACTTGGTTTGCCTCATTGGAATAAGCCTGAAATAAGGCTTTGGGCTTAATTGTTATGCTTAACTCTTCAAAAGGATTATTTTTCATATCGTTGCTATTGTTCAATTAGATGTAAATTTCAAATTGGACAAATATAGCAACAATCAACAAGAAAACCGCATAAATGCGAACGTTATTTATGCGGTTACATAGATGCGGAGTTAGGCGTAAATTCGCATAAAATATGATTAGTAAGAAGTCTCAAATATCGGAAGATAGCCGTTTGGCTGCAATAGGCAATCGCATTCGCACTCTAAGGAAGGCGAATACAAATCTTAGTGCTGAAGATTTTGCCAATGAAAAAGGATTTGACCGTGTTCAATACTCCCGAATTGAGAACGGAGCCAACATTACAATGAAAACGCTTCTAAAGGTCGTAGATGCTCATGATATGACAATGGAAGAGTTCTTCCGTGACCTGATATAGAAAATTACCCACGCATCAATTTTAGATATTCTTCATCTTTCAGTAATCTTTCCCTTCTTTTTTCTTCGGTTTCTCCAATACAAGAAAGCAATATTATGCTAATAAGCGGAGTCAAGAAAAGAGAGAAAAATATCCAATAAAAAGTGATTCTTCCATTTTTGCAAGCCATTTCATAGACATAACAGAATAGTATCAAGGCGTTTGTAATGATTGTTATTATTACCAAGACCGCTAAAAAACCGATGGAGTTGAATTCAGTTTGCATAGTAGTATTATTTTTTCTTTATTGCTTTCTTTTCCTTAATAACGTCTTTTATCTGAAATAATGGGAGCTGATTGGCGGCATACGCTGCGGAAGCGGAATCCCACAGAGTATAATATTCTTCGGTAGTTCTTGAACTTCCATGCCCCATATACCCTTTTAGTATTTGCAAATCAGTTCCTTGTAGAATTGCAAGCGTAGCAAACGTTCTTCGGGAGGAATGATAGGTCAGATATTTTTCAATTCCGATTTGTTCTGCCAATTCTCTCAATATCTCGTTTATATCTCCCTTTACTTCCAAAAAGATATTATTTTCAAGCTCAACATTATTAATATCATTTTCCGTTGCCAATTCTAATATTTTCCCAGCCAACTCAAATACAGGAACGGCTAATTTTCTCTTTTTCCTTGCCCGATTCTTTATTGCCTCTTTAACAAAAGTATTTTTCTCAAAGTCAATATTTTTCCATTTAATATCTACTACATCGCTTATTCGGAAGCCTGTAAAGCAGGAAAATAAATACATAATCAAAACTCGATATTCTGGCGTACCAATCTTTATTTTGCGAATAAGTTTATACATTTTATCCAACTCATCAAAATCTAAGAAAGTTCCGTTTGGTTCAAGTTTGGGAACCACAACATCTCCTCTCCGAAAAGGATTTTCAATTTCAATACTTTGCCTTTGCTCAATATAATTTATTACAGCTCTGACGTGCCTAAGCCTATTATACCGACTTCCTTTAACATCTCCTCTTTCAAACTCGTTGCCTCTTTTTATTAAGAACTGATCAAAAGCATTAATTAGTTTTGCGTTTATTTCTCTTATCTTAATTTCTTCACGGAAAGATTTTAATGCCCGTAAAGTTGTCATGTAAGATTTGAAAGTACCTTCGGACATACTCTCTTTGTTTTCTTGCATTGCGATGTATTTCTTAAAATAATCGTAGAAGGAGGCATTTCTTGATTCATCTACATTTTCATTCTCAACGATTTTTCTTAGCAAATCAACCGTTACTTCCTCTTCGTTGATAATAGCTTTATTTACGGCTTTCTTTATTCGGCTAAATTCATTGTCAATAATTATAGCCAATTCCGTATCGTATGGGCATTTATTATTATCATCCCATTCTTCTTTGGAAAATCGAAATGCTGTTCCTCTTTTTCCAAAAGAAAATTTAACCTCTTTGCCGTCAATTCTTGGGAATCGAATCCATAGAGGCATCTTATCACTTTTTTTTGAGTAATCAATCTTTAGAAATAAAGTCGGGGTATAAGCACGCACACTCATATAACAATACAATTTTTACGCTAAGGTAAGTATTTCACGCTAATTCATTGCTAATTATTAGGAAAACGTATGAATTCCTCTCGCTGATTCTCTCGCTATTGACAAATCATATTTCAAATACCGTTGAGTCATGTTTACAGATTTATGTCCCAAATATTTTGAAATTTTATAAATATCCACTCCGTCCACTACAAGAAGGGTCGCAAACGTATGACGGCTTGAATGAAAACTTTTTTGAAAAACGAATAAAAACAAAATAGCGAAACTAAGGCGTAATCTGCTTATAATGAAGTGATATGTATTATTTCGCCAGTTCGTAAAAATACTCAAAATCGCACATTATAGCACAACTTCAGTTACCAAACCGTTAGCCGGGCAGTTACCGAAACAGGAATAGGTAACAAGTGCAAATCACAGCAATCAAACCCGCCTCCTTTGCTTTGGTTTACAATACTTTGCATAACAAAGAACGCTTATAGAATAGATAATTTTACCAGTTAAATTATAAGCGTATGAAAGTAGAAAAATTCAAGGTTTTGCTCTACCTGAAAAAGAGCGGACTCGATAAATCGGGTAAAGCACCCATCATGGGGAGGATAACTGTAAACAACTCTATTGCGCAGTTCAGTCTGAAGCTATCCTGTACTCCTACTTTATGGAATTCCAGAGAGAGTCGTTTGGACGGTAAAAGTCAAGAAGCGGTTGAGACCAATGGCAAAATAGAAAAACTATTGCTTGCGGTTCATTCGGCGTTTGATACACTTGTTGAACGCAAGCAACCTTTCGATGCAACGGCAGTCAAGAATTTGTTTCAAGGCAGTATAGGAACGCAAATTACCCTGTTAAAACTCCTTGACCGCCACATTGAAGAATTGGGCTCACGCGTTGGCATTGACCGGTCAGCGGGAACTCAAACCAAATGGGTATATACGAGGCGTTATCTGAGCGAATTTATAGAACAGAAATTCAAAACCAAAGATCTTGCTTTTGGGCAGTTGAACGAGCAGTTTATTCGTGATTTTCAGGATTTCATTTTGCAAGACAAAGGCTTTGCGATGGATACCCTGCGTCATGATCTGGCAATTCTGAAAAAGATTTGTAAAATAGCTTATAAGGAAGGGCATTCTGAAAAGCATTATTTTTCACATTATAAATTGCCAAAACAAAAAGAGGCTACCCCAAAAGCGTTAAGTCGGGAAGACTTCGAGAAATTGAGAGATCTGGAAATACCCGAAAGGCGACAATCCCATATAATAACGAAAGACTTATTTCTCTTCGCCTGTTATACAGGTACCGCATACGCGGATGTGGTAAGTATAACGGAGGAGAACCTCTTCCATGATGACGAAGGCAACCTGTGGCTCAAATACCGCCGAAAGAAGAATGAACTTCTGGGTCGGGTTAAATTATTGCCGGAAGCGATTGGCTTAATCGAAAAATACAAAGATGAGAGCAGAGAAACCTTATTTCCGGCACAACACTATGCAACCCTCAGAGCGAACATGAAAGCCTTACGAATCATGGCAAATCTTTCGCAAGACCTTGTCTATCACGCCGGAAGGCATTCCTTCGCTTCCCTTATCACGCTTGAAGAGGGCGTTCCGATAGAAACAATCAGCCGGATGCTCGGACACAATAATATCCAGACCACCCAAATATATGCCCGTGTTACTCCGAAGAAATTATTTGAGGATATGGACATATTCATAGAGGCTACCCAAGATTTAGTATTAATTCTATAATATCACACCCAAATGCGAAGTACATTCAAACTATTATTCTACATCAACCGTAATAAGGTAAAAACCGACGGTACCACAGCCGTTATGTGCCGGATAAGTATCGACGGCAAAAATTCCACACTTGCGACCGGTATCTATTGCCGACCCGATGAGTGGAATACGAAAAAAAGCATAATCAAAACGGAGAAGGAGAATTATCTCCTTACGCAACTTCGCGAACGTATGGAACAGACATACATTCGCCTGCTTAAAGAATTGGGAGTTGTCAGCAGTGAACTGCTGAAAAATACAATTGTCGGTGTAAATTCCATCGCAACCAATCTGCTTGAGGCAGGAGAAGTGGAGCGTGAGCGTCTCAGAATCCGTGCCCTCGAAATAAAATCCACATCGACCCACCGTGGTTCAAAGACCACACAAGCCAATCTACGGGATTTTATTCATTCCAGAGGTCTGGAAGATATTGCTTTTACGGACATAACCGAAGAGTTTGCCGAATCTTTCAAGATATTTCTGAAAAGAGATTTGGGGTACAAGCCCGGTCATATCAACCATTGTCTTTGCTGGCTTAACCGACTAATTTATATTGCAGTAGATCAGGAAGTTTTAAGAGCTAACCCAATAGAAGAAGTTTTATACGAGAAAAAAGATCCGCCAAAACTCAAGTATATAAGCCGGAATGATTTGAAACGTATTATGGAAACCCCGATGGAAGACCGCATGTTGGAACTGGCTCGCCGGATGTTTATCTTTTCGAGTTTCACCGCCCTTGCATATGTGGATACGCAGCGGCTATATCCGCACCATATCGGGAAAATAGCGGAAGGTAGGCTCTATATCCGTAAACAACGGGCAAAAACAAATGTGGAGGCATTTATACCATTGCATCCGGTAGCCGAGCAGATACTTTCACTTTACAATACAACCGATGACAGTCAACCTGTATTTCCCCTGCCTGAAAATAGTACTATAATCTGGCGTGAGGTTAACCAGATAGGCATATCAATGGGCTTGAAAGAGAATTTGTCCTATCACATGAGCAGGCATTCAGCAGGGACTTTGTTACTTTCGGCAGGAATTTCAATAGAGAGCATTGCTAAAATAATGGGACATGCCAATATTTCCACGACACAGGGTTATGCTATAGTTACGGATACGAAAATATCAAAAGATATGGATAGACTTATGGAACGCAGAAAGAAAAACGACCTGGAAGAGAAGGCTAAAGTAAATGAGTAACAATCACATAATCATGATCATATAAATAACAGCAGGCTCTTACATTAAAAAGCCTGCTGTTATTCAATTTACTGATAGAGAGCATAAATTATTTACCTGTATTTCTCCCGATAATTGTCTTCCAATAGTTGTTTTATATCGGAAGCACGATAAAGAATTTTACCACCCAGCTTGATGTATGGAATACGTCCTTCATCGCGGTAATCCTGCAAACATCTCCTGCTGATCTTCAATTTCTTCGATAATTCCTCATCGGTATAAAAACTCTCTCCGTTAAGTGTCGGTTTCCGGGAAGAAAACAAACGTTCTAACGAAGAAGAGAGACGCTCCAATGAGCGGGAGAATGACTTTATTCTTTCATTTTCAGATGTGATTAATTGATTACTCATATATTTTTCTGTTTACATTTTACTCTAATGCTTCTGAATTATATCTGCTTTCCTTTCTTGACGGCTACTTTCCGTTTGTCTTCCACCAAAGAGACTATCTTTTCTACATCTTCCGGTTTATAGTAGATTTTATGACTGATCCGGGTAAAGCCCAAATCACCATCATCCCGTAGAGTCCGCAAAGTCCTTGGAGATATATTAAGTAGCAGACACACATCCTGATTATCCAACCACTGTCCGATACCTTTATCGGCATGTAATTGGCAGAGGGCTTCCATGCGACCCACGAAGCTTTCAAATTTTGAAAGCATTCTCTCAAATAGTTCCGCGTCTATATTTACTATATCCATGACAATACCTTTCCTTTTAATATTTATTTCTGATGCAAACAAAACACAAAAAATAACAAGGTGTATTTGCCTGACGATATGATACATTCCATGTCACCACATGTCATCCGTACTGCGTGTTTTGAGTTATTGAAAAGTGCAGAATAAGAATATTTCAACTGATAATAAGAAAAGAAGTGCCTCCTAATAAAACCGGAGATACCCATAGCTACAGGCAAAGGTATCCCGTGTTCTTAACGCCGGAGCAAGGTCAGACCGCTAAAGCGGTTTTCTGGAAAAATCATCCTCGCCCCAGCTCCGGTATTTTTCCGAAAAACCTTGCACCGCCTAAACACGACCTTTTATAGCCTGTAACTATGGGCATCTCCGGCCCCACAAGCCGGATTAATAAAAAAATAAATCATATGTTACAGACAGGAACAAAAAGGTATGATAATGCAGGCGGCAACACAATAGACCTGCTCTCTTCAATCTACAAAATTGAAATCCGTAATGAAGAGAAAATATCCGATGCAGACCGGATATTCTGCGAGAACCAGCAAAATACACTTTACCGGAGTCTTGATAAAATAGACCGCTGGTATGGGATATTCGTAGAAGAGGCTGCCCAATATAAGGATAGCTATAAGATAAGCTATGAACCGAACGGGAGAATCAAATTCCATGAATCCTATAATAATAGATATGACACGGTGGAAGTTGATTTTACCAAGTATGAATTTAAACCGTTCGAAACTATCAATAAGTTAGTAGAAGAGAATCACAAGGCTGTAACCACATTTGCCAAATCAATAGTGGCCTATTTCAACCGGAACTATGAAGTATCGGTTCCATATCCTGACATTGATGAAAAAACACTGCCAATGGGATTCCGTCCCCTCTATCAAAGCTATGTCGATTTAGTAATCGAACACCTCGGAGGTAAGAGTTTCCGGGATACGGCAGAAGAAGAACTGATAAACCGTTTTCTCAACGCTGTAAAGCCGAACCGGTGGAGTAAGGTAAAACCTGAATTGAAAAAGGATAAAATCATTTTCCCGGATGTAATCAGCTTTGACAGTTTCTGGGATGATAGAAATAAAATGCACTATAACTATCGCAATGAACTCGAGAACCTTTGTGCAGGAATTGCATTCGGAGCAGATAACTCATTGCAGGGTAGCTCATCCATGATTATTTGGTTCAATGATAACGATGTAGATATCTCAAAGCCTTATACGCTGACAACAACCGGCGCCGAAGAAATGAAATTCTTCAAGAACGGACGTATTGATGTCAGGTTCAAAGATGCAAAAACAGCTGAAGCCTGCTTTTACAAGCTGAAACTCGATACTATTGAATTACAAAATAATGATGACTATTAAATAAGCTACTACTATGTACCAGATAATTCCCCAACAAATACCACAGGACCAGAGAGCTGAAATCAATGAAAAGATTTTATTCTGTATTGATACAGGCAAGAACCTGTTACCTCCGGAAACCATTTACAACTGCTATACTGGCATAGGCGGACTACATAACCTCAAACAGGAGGATTTTGCCAATTATCACGAATATGCCCAGGCAAAAAAAGAATTTGAAATGGGACAGTTTTTTACTCCCCATGATATTTGCCGTGATATGGCTGGGCTCATAAAACCCGACCAGTCGGAAATGATACTTGATATGTGCTGTGGTATGGGGAATTTCTTCAACCACTTGCCAAACCAGCACAATGCTTACGGTTTCGATATTGACGGGAAAGCTATTTCAGTGGCAAGGTTTCTCTATCCTGTTGCTCATATTGAGAAATGCGACATTGTTCAGTACAAACCGGAGCAAAGATTCGATATTGTTATTGGTAATCCTCCATTCAATTTGGAAATCGATCATGAATTATCGCAATTTTATTATATGCGAAAAACATATTCGGTATTGAATCCGGCAGGAATACTGATGGTGATAGTACCCTGTTCATTTCTGCAAAACGAGTTCTGGGAAAAAACGAGAGTCACGGCCATAAACCGTGATTTTTCTTTTATAGGACAGACAAAGTTAAATTCCAATGCATTTGCAGCGGTCGGTGTTCATAATTTCAACACCAAGATAATGGTGTTCATGCGTGAATCCCGCCATATCGAAATGACTCCTTACAATGCCGAAGAGTTTGTTTCATGGGAAGAACTGGAAAAACGTATAGAAGCAGCCAAAACACTCAAATCCGGTTTGAAAGTAAGCCTGATGCGGGAAACGCAATCTATTGATAAGGAAGAATTGGATCGCTTTGAGTACAAACTCAGTAAATACCTTTTTGAACTGAAAACCCACAAGCACCTTCATAAGCATTATGACAAAGCGGTTGCATTGGTTACCAAGTTCCGCAACCAGCACCCTCCCGAAGATTGTACCAACGAGCAATTCAAGGAATGGGAAGGGAACAAACTGACCACAACAAAGGTTCTGGGTATAATCCGTAAATATATCATCAACCAATATGTTATACCTCGCAAAGAAGTTGCTTTGGTAAAAACCAACTACGGTTTTAAACTAAAACAATATGCCCCGAGGTTACTGGACGGAATTAAACACAGGTCAGCCAGTATAAACGATCTGGTACTCGGTAGAGTAAACCTCCCGATTCCACCCGATTATACACCCAAAATAAGAAAGCAGATAAAGGCAGCCGAAAGGCTTATTGGTCGCAAGAGACGGCAATATGAAATCCAAAGCCAGGTATTTTCCGAAATGGATGCCAATCCAGATATTCAGAACTATCTGGATAATGCCACCTTTATTAATAAGGAACACGAAGTCTGCCGTTTTACCAACCTCCAGAAACAAGACCTGAACCTTGTCTTTCAGAAAAGGTATTCTTTACTGAACTGGCAACAGGGTTCGGGAAAAACAGCAGCAGTCTATCATTTTTCAAAGTATCTTTTGAAATACAGGAAAGTGAGAAATGCTATTGTTCTGGCTCCGGCCATCGCTACTAATTTAACATGGGAAACATTCCTGAAAGTAAATAAGGAACAATATTATACACTTCGTAATTACAAAGATTTTCAAAATGTACCGGAAGGAGTTTTTCTTGTAGTCAGTATATCCATGTTAAGTAAACTGAAAAGAAATCTAAGCCGGTTTATAAAGCAGAACTCAAAAAAACTCTGTCTGATATTCGACGAATCGGATGAGATAACAAACCCGATCTCTCAGAGGACAAAAGCTGCACTCAGTATATTCAGACGATTGAACTACAAAGTACTTGATACCGGAACTACCACCCGCAACCATATTACCGAGCTATACAGCCAATTTGAATTGCTCTACAATAATTCTATCAATATGATGTGTTGGTGCGATGAGATTTACCATCAAGATAAAGACGGAGATATTGTAAGTCGGAGAAATGATTATTATGGCGAACCATTTCCGGCATATCAGGGACATAACCTGTTCAAGGCTTGTTTCTGTCCGGGAAAAGCCAGCGTATTCGGTATTGAAAAGCAGAATCAGGATATATACAACAAAGAGAAACTGTTCGACCTAATCGGCAAAACAATAATCACCCGTAAGTTCAAGGATTTCGCCGGAGAGAAATACGAGGTTAAAACCCATACAGTCACACCTACCGACGGAGAACGGGAGGTTTACAGGGTTATTGTCGAAGAGTTCTGCCGGATATGCGAATTATACTACAACAGTACCGGGGATACAAAAAAAGAGGCTGGGCTGCGTTTGATGCGACAAATTAAGTTACTGATTAAAGCGTGTTCGGTACCTAACCTGATAGACGGCTATTACGGCAATCCATATCCAAACAAGACCAGGTATATTAAAAATATGATAAAGCTGGTACCCGGAAAGGTCGCTATTGGATGCACTACACTGGCAGCCCTCGATATGTATGAGCGGTATATTACGGAACAATTTCCTGACAGGCCGATATTTATAATCAAGGGTGATGTAACCTTTAAGAAAAGGCAAAGCATTATCAAAGAATTTGAGGATACCCTGAACGGTATCCTTATTTGTACCCAGCAATCGCTGAAAAGTTCTGCTAATATCCCGACCTGTAACGATGTGATACTCGAATCGCTTCAATGGAATATCCCCAAGATGGAACAATTCTACTTCCGTTTTATCCGGCTTGATTCCAAAGACCAGACACAGGTGCATTTTGTAACCTACGAAGATTCGATAGAGCAGAACTTAATGGCGCTGGTACTCACTAAAGAACGGTTGAATGAGTTTATCAAAACCGGAGAGGTGAAAGAACAATCTGAAATCTTCGAGGAATTTGATATTACCATGTCTGTAATTGAGAGCCTGCTTACCAGGGAACAGGACAGCGAAGGAAAATTTCATATCAGTTGGGGAAGCCAGAGATTAGTAAGCTGAAAACGATATGGAGAGAGATGTAAAAGGCTATAGATTTCAGTCCCACAGGCAAAGGTGGTTTCGTGTTCTTAACGCCGGAGCAAGGTCAGGCCGCTAAAGCGGTTTTCGGAAAAATCATCCTCGCTTTGCTCCGGTATTTTCCCGAAAAACCTTGCACCGTCTAAACACGCACCTTTATAGCCTGTGGACTGAAAATCTACAGCTTCCACATTTTAGTATTAATTAAAATATAGATATAAAATGAAAACAAAAGATTTGCTTAAAAGGATTGAAGAAATTTTCCATGAAAAACTTCAAAGTAAAACAGGATGGGGACGTAATGAAATTACCAGTATCTACCAAGCTTCTGTCAATGAGGCATTAATGGAATTGGCAGATTCTATAAATATTTCGTGATTATGGAAGCTAAAAAACAAAGAATCCAATCTTTAAATTACTAAAGTTATGAATTTATCAGATTCGGAAGTAGTGGTAACTACTCAAAAAGAAATTGATAACGATACCCATGCAGGAGATTGGTTCCGGTTATCAGATTACGGGGATGCGGGAGAATTTTGGGATGCTTGCTATTCCTATTTTTTCAATGAGAAAAACCCCGTATTCAGATATCCGGCATGGGAAAATATTCCAGACTGCCTCATAAACAAAGAATGGTTTTGCCCGAATTTCTTCGAAATAAGGGATGCTTTGGAAAGACTGGATGAACCGGAAATAGAACCTTTTATAGCCTGGTGTAATTATTATGGGCATAACATAGCCACAGATGATGCGCATATGCTTGTAGCCTATTATCAGGATAACCATACATCCTATCCTGAATTTGAGAATGACACAACGGAAATACCCGATGATACTTTCATTTATCAAAGCATTACCAGTAGCTTTTTTGATATTGAACGATATTCATTCGAGGTTTTTAGTGATAACTATGATTAATAACTTTCGTCATGCAAATAGAATTTTTAGGTCCCATTTACCACACAAGCCAAAGTGCTGTCAATGCATTCGCGGACATAGTGAATCTGATCATCTCATCGGATAATATCATGGAATTGAATAAGAAATTATTGCAAAGAAATCAGATGGGTCAATTATCCGCTTATTTCCTATGGTCGTTTAATAACTATACATTTAGCTTATGGCAACGGACCAGTTATGGATCTGATATATGTTTCGAGCATAAACTGATTGAATTGCAATTTGTAACATTAATATGTAAAGACCGGCGAAGGCCGAATATAACAACACATTAATTCATACGGTTATGGAATTCAATGAAGATACGAAAATGACAGAAGTCAATAATATGCAAATCGCGAAGATGGCATTCTTCAAATTATACCATGACGGGAATAAAGATGCAGCGCTGAGGCTTGCAAACTGCATTCTCTCTTATGATTGTATAAAACTGAACATCGGCGATATTGACTGGGCGATAGAAATTGCGCTAAACTATTGCGGTGGACATCCAACAGTCGGGAGAAGGTACTTGGCTACGTTCAACTTCAAGGGTAAAACAGAGATACCTGAAAAACAGTACGAAAGCCTTATTCATGAGTTTTACGATTAACAAATAGATAAATTAAATAAAAATTAAAACTTAAATAATTATGCCTAACTGGTGTTTTACGAACTACATGTTCGAAGGAAATAAAGAAGAGATAAAAGATTTGTATGACAAACTCAAATCTTTAGAAGAAATGGAAAAGCCGCTTGTCGAAAATGGTTTTGGTACAAGATGGCTTGGGTGTGTGGTCAGTCTTTTTGGTGGAAATTGGGAAGAAATCAATTGTCGTGGGGATTTTATGAATTTAGAATTGCTCGATGATAATACTATTCAGCTTCATACTGAAACCGCTTGGGGAGATATGCCCGAAGTCTGGAATTTTGTACTCGAAAAATATGAGTCTGTGATTTATTATTTCTATGCGGAGGAAACAGGAGTGTGCTATTATGCAACAAACGATTCTGAAGGTAAATATTTTCCGGAAAGATTCATCGTTGACCAATCCGAAGAAGGAACTGAGTATTTTGAAAATGAAACAGACTTATTTGCCCATATAGCATCTGTTACCGGAAAATCCATTAAAGATCAGGAAGAGATGAAAACAGCTATAGAATTATACAACTCTAAAAATGAAGAAAATGATATATATATAAATGAAATTTCTTTTGCGAGTTAAAGGTCTAATAAACAAAAAATAATACAAGGAAGAGTGGCTGCAAGGTCGCTCTTCTCTCATTTTATACAGTACAAATATGGAAGCAAAAAAAGAAATCAGCATGAGTATAGTTGATGGGTTGATGGATGATAACTATTCATTAAGCTATGTGGATTACAGGGAAAGTTTGGATAACAGTCTGGATACTATTGAAAAATGCCTTGAAGCGAAGAACAGTGATGCCTTGCATGAAAAGCTTGATGAATGGTATTCCCAGCAGGAGTATGAGTCGGTATATAATATAATGGAAGATTTGAAAAAAGAACTGGTAAAATCCGGCTATAAAAAATGGGAAGCAGAAAAATTCTTTGAAGAGAATGAGGAAGAAATTAAGAATGAAATTTATAGCCGAGACGATTCCGACCCACTGAAAGATTTACTGCGCAACACAAATAAAATACCGGTACGTGTGGAGCTGCTTTCCAATTATGACTGTATCAATTCGCACTGGCTGGAATCATCCGGAGGATATAGTTACGAAGAATCTTATTTCGGGGATATGGTCGATGCTTTGAATCTTAATCCATGTAAAGTAAAGAAAATACTGCTTGAGCAAGGAGAAAAGACAATCGGGCAATTTCCGGACAAACGACCCCGAAACGGGAAAGAACAGGTTTCCTATGAGCAATTCTACGAAGAGTTAGAAAATTCCTGTTGCGGAGCAAACCTGCTTACCTATGTAGCAACGGTTGATGTCCAAAAGTTGTATGATGCAGGCTTTAACCTCTCGGAAATAGTAATACCCAAATGGAATAAATGCGGTTTGTATAGTTCCATGCAAGGAGGCGGAAGCCTGATGGAAATGGATTTAAAGGAAGATGTAAAAATTAAATTATCGAAAGGTAAATTTCCTTATTATCGTCTTGAGTTAGATAAATGGGGCACAGGATATAACTATTCCATTCAGCAAACCTATGGAGTCGATAGTTCTTTTTTCGGTAAACCATTCAATAGTATTATTCAACCTCAAACACCTCAAACAATATGAAACAGTATGAAGTAAAAACCAGATTCATTTTTGAAGGAATATTCAGAGTAAAGGCGGAGAACAGTGAAGAAGCACGCAAAAATGTTGAACAGGATTGCGGATTAGTAATGGGCGGAAATATCCACACAACACTTAATGATGAAGATGTTGATTGGAATTTCGATACCCATCCTGAGAAAAAAATCGTAACGATAAAACGAGTTAAGACGAAAAATAACTTAAAGTAAATACTACCGATATGGTAAATTCAATTATCGACGGAATATGCAGCTCATGCAGCTGCGGCCGTAAGCAAGCAGAAGAATACCTCGATGACGAAATCCGGAACCTTCGGGAATTAAGAGACTTGGACGATCTTCGACCAAGTGATACGGAAACAGCATGTAATAATCTTGGATTGGAGCATGACTATATTGAATATTTCATTCATGCTTTAGCATCCTAATCCGGACTAATGAACCTAACAGAGAATATATAAATCATTTTTTAACAATTTAAAAATTACAATCATGAACGAATTAATGACAAGAAAGGAAACATTCGATTTTCAAGCAAACAAAGTAGAGATCATGGATCTTCCAACGTTGAAACGTACCCACATGGAAGATGATTATGAAGGTAATCCTCTTCGCGGACTTTATCATTTTCAAGCAATTGAAAATGTAATCGACATCTGTAATAAATACAACCTTAATTACGATGTCGAAGAAATATTTGCGGCACACAATAACAGCAAACATCTTCCGGGAGTTACCGTTTTGAAGAAAGAAGAGATTGCCCATGGAGAAAAATCGGTCGTGGCCCATATTCTGAGAAGGATATTCACTACTATCCGGATCAATGATTTTGAGACTGACGAGTTGACCACTACAATTGTACTAACCTACCATCAAGATGGTATCCAGGCTGCAATCGGACCATGTGTAAAAGCCTGCCATAATCAATGTATCCTAAGCGCCGAGCGCATAGTTTCGAATTATGGAAAAAATAAGGTTAGTACAGAAAAGTTGTTCAGTACAGTAGACGGATGGCTAAGCCAGTTCGAAACACAAATGACTGAAGACCGTGAACGAATAAAACGTTTGAAAAATACGCGTATTAACGGACAGGAAGTATATACCTATATCGGTTTACTTACAGCATTGCGTGTAGCCCATGACAGCTCGGATGAAACACTTTCGGCCGGAATAGAAAACTACCCGCTCAATCAATCACAGATTTCAGCATTTACAGAAGATGTACTTAAAAAGATGAAAGGGCGTGATAGTATTTCTGCATGGGATATGTATAATATCGCTACAGAGTACTACAAGCCGGAAAAGACTTCAATACCATCTCTGGTGCATCAGAATGTTGCATTTGTATCTACACTTGATAATTTCTGCCAGTTTAAGGATAAAGAAATTATAGATGCGGAGGCTGTATTAGTTTCCTGA